TTAAAGGTGTTTTGTTCGTTTTTAATTTCTTCTTGATAAGAAAAGTTTAATTGATCCTTTAATGTTTCTAAAGATGCAGTAATTTGTCTTTGGTTACTTACTTCATATTGTTCTTTAGGCTCTGGAATATAAACTGTAATCTTTGCCATTATCTTCTTCCGTCTGGTTGTATATCTATTCTAAACAATCCTAATCTCCAATTTTCATCTATAGAATCATTTTCTACTTTAAGTGCTGCTAATCTTGCTCTTGCACGTGTGTCTATCTTATCTGTACTTGATGTTATAGTAAAGGGTCCGAGAGGAGATGAACTTGCAGTATCATTAGGATAATCTCTTAAATCTAAAGTTATTTTTGCATTACCATCTAAGAATTTAAAATCAGGTATAAATCTTCTTATCTTTATAAAAATTTCTCCATCTCCTTCTGCATCTAAATCAAAGTCTCCTGATTCAATGAAAGCTGGTATAGCTGTTTTATTACCACTAGAATCAACCTCATTAACACCTGTTTCATGTTCGTAGTAAATTGTTCTTCCTTGGCTTGATGTAATACCATTAACTACAGGAAATGAAGGTGTTTGATTTTGATCAAATTTTGTAGCGTAAGGTTTATCAAATACAGATTTATCTGTATATGAAGTTCTTGCTAATGTACCTGTTGTCCAAGTACCCTCTTGATAATTATAAACAACCATTCTATTTGCAAATTGGCTAGAGGCATCTGGATAAAACCAAATGATTTCATTAAATAAACTATTGTGTGCTGCATAAACTTGTTGACCAGCATTAAAGTTTAAACCTGGGTTACTACCTGTTGTTTTAAATACAAAGTCTTCTACAAGGCATGACATCTTTTTAACGGAACCATCGTAAACAAAAAATCCTCCTTCATCAGACATCCAATAAACTGTGGTATCAACAAACACCGTTGCATGTTGTCCTATTACTCCACAATTAGATCCCACTTGTCTAATAGAAAATGTAAAAGGTGGGCCAACAAACTGCATAATATAAGCAGAGGTATCCGTTCCAATAAATAAATAATCTTTACCTTTTACTGCAGCTCTTATATCTGAACCAGAGTCAATTCTAAATGTACCAGCAGTGTTAACTGAAGTTGGTTGATAATCTTCAATATCCTCTTGATCAGAAAATCTAATAAACATTTTATCCTGTGTTGCTGGATCACCTATTGTGGTTTCAGTTCCAAGATGAATTAAATGTCTATCTCTATCAGAGACAATTGTCATTACAGATTTAGTTGGGTTATTAGGTATACTAGTAGCTCTTGTTTCTAGTGCTGTAGCAGTAACTGAAATTGGACTCCATTTAAATGATCTACCATTGTGAACTGTTGAAATTAATATTTGACCAAAGTTATCTAGGGACCAGAAACCAGGATCAATATTTGTGTTAGAGCTTAATCTTGGAGTTCCCCAAGTAGATTGTCCCCATCGACCAGCACCCCAACCAAAACCTAAAGTTTGGTTAAGTCCTCCAATATCAATGTAAGGTAAAGGATCTAAGGTGCCGTCATTCGTGGCTCCTGTTCCTGTTTCCGCTGTTGGCATTTCGATTGTAAATGTTGTAGTGCTCGGTATAGTTTTTACTTCAAACAAAATATCATCAAAGTCAGTTGCAGTGTAATCTGTATCAGGAGAGGTAAAGGAACCTGCATTTTCAAATGTTAGTATATCTCCTATTTCTAAATTATGAGTTGCAGTTGTTGTAATAGTAACTGTTGTAGATCCGTTGGTCGTGGTTATGTCCGCGCCAGTCTGTTGTCGATCTGGATCAATCGGTGTTATATCGTATAAGTCACCTGAATAGTAAATATATAAACATCTGTTGGTTCCAATTGCTGCATATTTACGACCATCTAAATCATTAAATACATGTTGTGCTCTTGCAACCCCTATTAAAGTATCTGCATTGACTTGTAACCAACCTCCTATTTTCTCAGGTTGACCATATCTAAAACGTACATTATCCCCATTAACCCATACATTTTCAGCTTGGGTATCTGTGATTTGTTTATTAAAACCAGGTTGAAATGGTATTTTAGTTAAAGCCATAATCTTATTTTACAATACTATTAATGGTTAGTATAGAACTAGCTATTTTACAAACGAAGGTAGCCCTAACATAGGTCTTCCATCGAATTTGTTTTTATCAGCAAATGGGCCATTTACATGATTATAATGTAGAAATACCTGTCCACATACTTGACCATCAAAAGGTTCTCGCCAATGTTCTAGTTCGCAACCAGAATACACTAACATGTCTCCTACTTCAAGTAATACCTTTGTGCCTGCAGGAGCGTCTGGTTTGACTAAATTTTGTCTTTCATTGATAACAGAATTAGCACCTGTTCCGTCAATAAATATAGGCCATGGCTCACCACCCAAGTTTATCGTTGTAGATATTTCACAACTAGGTCTGTCTTTGTGTCTATGAAGAGTATCTCCATTTTTATAAATCCTTGCATATGAATAAGTAGGTACTAACTGTAATCCAGTCTCCTGTGCCATGACAGGTAATACTTTAACTAATAAAGTCTCCATCACTGGATCTGCATAATGAGAATAGGTATTAGGTATCTGTTGATCTGTCCATGTGCCAAACATACCATTGTCATAAGTTATGTTATTTTCATACATATATTTAACTGCATCACGTTTAAGTAAGAAGTAGTTAAATATAAAATTAGCTAACTCATAGCTAACCGCACCTTTGATTACTTGATATTTATTAAACATTATACAAACATTCCTTTCTGTAAAAAATTAAATGACACTGATATTCTTATATCATTAGAATTATTAGGATCAACACAATGCATTAACCATGATGGAAACATAATACATCTTCCTGCAATAGGTTCGTAATCTGTTTCTCTAAATAGTCTTGCAGGTTTTTTTCCATCTTTTTGCCTAGGTCTAGACATACAAGCAACTGATCTTGGATCATCTATTTTTAAATGTCCTGAATTTTTTGGAGCTTTAATATAATACACACCAGACCACAATGAGTTTGGATGTTGATGTGCTCTATTCATCCCACCTGGAGGATTAATGTTAGCCCACATATTACCAAGTACAGGTTCACTATCTAAATGTTCTTGATCGTATATTGTTTTTTGACATGCATACAACATATCAACTAGTTTTTTAAATTGTGGTTTTTCATGCATATCTGTTGTTGAGTGCCAACCTTGAACATTAGTTCTTGTTATACCTTTATCTTTATTAGACCAAGCTATAATATCTTTTTCAAGTTCTTGGTTAAGAGTTGGGTGTTCTATATCTGCAATATAGATAGGTGTTGGAAAATGGAGTTCTCTAAACATTATTTAAACGGTGTCCCTCCAAACCACATAACAAGTGATTTTCTGTGTCCCTTGATAACGGGTTTTACTCTGTGTCTAATAAATGATGCAAAGAATACTGCATGACCTTGTTTAAGTTTTGCAATCTTACCCTCTGACATTAATTCTAAATCTCCACCTTCAAACTCTGATTCAGGAGAAAGTAGACAAGTCATAGATATTTTTCTAACAGGGGGTTCGTGTGCCATGTTCACATCATTATCAACATGCCAATCATAAAAACCTCCTTCAGGGTATTCTGTATATTGTGCAGGTTCTGTTAAAGTCATTCCATCAAAACCGAAATGATTACCGTTAGTAGTTTTCATTATTCTTTCAATGTCTTTATACATATCATTCATTTTCTTAAATGGAATCCAACTAATATGTGAAGTTCTAGTTTTAGTATCTATTACTCCTCCTTTAATTCCTTTACCACTTCCAACTTGTGCATCTTGTTTAGGCTCACTTCTTCCTGCATCTATAATCATTTTACATTGTTCAGGGGTAAAAATAGGTGTTGTAGTTTCAACTATAAAAGATTTCCATCGTGGTTCAGTTATCATATCGCTCCTCTATTTTTAATTGGATCAAACTGCACATCACAGTTTGCAGCTAGTGTTCTTCTTGTCTCATTAG